CCTTCTACAATAGACCCATATGAAGACAAATATGTTGATGCTATCATAACAATAGGAAATAGAGCAGTTATTCTTAGAGCAGAAGAGTATCCATATGATTGTGGAAACATATTCATAGAGAGTTGCAAAGATAGAATGTTAACTGAAAAGTTTGGGATTGGTACAGGTGAAGATATAGAAGCAATGGCAGAAGAACTTACCAATGCTCACAACAAATTAAGTGATGCTATCAACATTATATGCAATCCTATGGGAATAATTAATCCACAACAAATATCAGGATTAACAGATACATTGTTAACATATCCGGGGAAAATGTTTGTTGCAAATTCCATGACAGAAGATGTAAGAAAAGCATTGTCATTTATAGATACAACCGCTGCTGCTGCAGCACTTTCACCATTAATGAATTTAATTGAACTTTTAGACCGAAGAATAATGAAATTATCACAAGCTGTACCTGCAATAAGTCCTACAACAGAAGCAGGAGAAATGCATGAAACATTAGGCGGAACACAAATTCAACAAGCTAACGCTGCTGAACCAATTAAACATGTTGTTAAACATGAGTTAGAGCCAGCGTGGGAAAAAATGCTTGGAATTTTTTATGAATTAGATTTACAGAAGTTTCCCAAGAGTATGGCTTACAAAATATTAGATAAAGAGGGGATAGAACAATGGGAGAAAATTAAGGGTGGAAAGAATATAACAAAGGAAGATTTGGCATTAGCAGGAGTTCCAGATTTTATTCCAAGAGGAGTTACAGTATTCTCAGAAAAGCAAGTAGAGTTAAGAAATTTGTTAGAGTTCTTACAAATACTTTCAACTGCTGCGGTACCTGTAACAAAAAATGGACAACAAGTTCCAGGTGAAGATGGGAAACCACAAATGGAACCAGTTGGAGATATATCAGAAGTTATTAAAAGAATAGCTCAATTAATGAATTTTGATAATATTGAATTGTTATTGCCAAAAGTGAAAGAACTTCAAGAAAAGCAAAGAGCTGCTAAAAAATTAAATAGACAAAAACAAGATTTTGAAAAACAAGCCAGAGCAGGAAGTCCCAAACCTGAAATGGGTGGAGTCGCTCCCACAGGAGCACCCCCTGCTCCACCCGGCTCTGGCGTTCCACAAGGGGTAGGACAATTAGCACAAGGGGGGATATAAAATATAAAATATGAAAAAAGAATTACAAAAAGAAATTGAAATTAGCGGTAAACTACGAGCCATGACTGGTAGTCAAGGATGGAAGATTGTAGAAGGATACATAGACAAAGAACTTCAACATGCAATGCATAATCTTTTATCTGCGAAAACAGAAAGAGAAATCTTTTATAATCAGGCTGTAGTCGTTGTATTTCAAGGACTATTAGAGAAAATTGGGATTAGTCACAAAATGGCTAACATCGCAAGAGAAAAATTAAAAAAATATGAGGAGAATTAATTAATGTCTAAGAAAGTCGATAATCCGTTATTAGATGTCGAGGTTGAGTTTGAAGCTGAACCACGAGAAACGTCTGATGTGACCGACATAGAAAAAGACGAACCTTCACTTGAAGAACTTGCAACCGAAATCGAACGCAGAAATACAAAAGAACCTAAAAAAGCAGAAAAGCTATCCGAAGAAACAGATATCACAGATGTCACAGTAGATGTTACAGATGTCACAGTAGAAGACCCACGCTTTGTGGGGAAAACAGTAGAAGAAATGGTAGAGATATATAAAAATGTGGAAAAATTAGCAAAAGCACATGATACAGAACTAGGAAAACTTCGGAAAGAAAATCAGGAATACAAAGACAAAGAACAGAAAGCAGAAAATCTAAACCTAAATGAAATTGAAAAACAAATTATTCCAGAAATCAAAGGATGGACACCTGAACAAAGAACAGAATGGTTTGAACAATTTAATAGAGAACCAGAAAAAGCATTAAAAATAGTCACTGACACTTTAATGAAACCATACAGAAGATTACAAGCTAAAAATACAAACAAAGAAGAAATTATGAGACTAAAAAATCTACATAAAACTCATGTAGTTCCTTATGTAGAAAAAGATATTAATGCTCTTATAGGTGCCAATGAACAATGGTGGAAAGAATATAAAGGGAAGATTTTTGAACATGCTTATGATGTAATAAGAAATAGGGATTTTGATAAATATTCTGCAATTAGACAAGCGGAACTCAAGGAGAAGGAAAGACAAGCGGAACCAGAAGAAATAAATACGTTTGTTGAAAACAATGCACCTGCAAGAATTGTAAAACATAAAGGAATTACACTAGACCAATTAAGAGCTGCAAGTCCTGATGCTGCAATGGGTGCTATAGAAAAGATACTTGATGCAAGAAATAACAAATAGTTGGGACAGGGGAAATATTTCAAAAGGAGAAAACAATGTCTTACGACTACAATAAAACTACAAATACTACAGAACTTGTAAAAATATTTTACGATAAATTAGCGTTAAAATCAGAAAAACCGTTCTGTATATTAGAACAATTCGCTGTAAAAAGCAAAACTATTCCTCAAGCCATTGGCGATACAGTAGAATGGTTTAAACCTATTCCACTAGATGTCGATTTAGATTGGCTAACAGAAGGGGTTAGTCCTGACCCAGATACATTAGAGTTCCAAAAAAGTACTGCTACTGTTAGAATACTAGGAAAATCCGTATCTGTTTCTGAATTTTTAGCAATGATTGCTATTGACCCTAATTTATCAACCAAAGTTAAAACACTTGGTACACATAGAGCTAAAAAGATTGATTTACATTATTGGGAATGCCTTGCAAAGGGTTTGTACCCAATGAGAATAGATGCAGACTCTACTTATGAAGTATCTGGTGCAGAAGATGGAACTGCTACAGAATCAACAGTTGTTATAGGAGACGCTAGCGTTAATGTTAGTGCTGGTGGAGTTCTTTCTGTAACATCTGGTAAAAACAAAGGAATGAGTGCTTATGTAACTAGTTATTCCGACCCAACAATCACACTAAGTACAACTAGACCTAGTTATGCATTAAACGAAAAACTTGATGTTGGTGATACTTATAAATTTGCAAATTCAACTGGAATTGACGCAGATGACCCACTAACTTGTGCTGCTATTGCAAAGAGTACTGTTGTGTTACAAAGTTATCATGCTGTTGGTCATGGTGGTGGGTATTATGTTGGAGTGCTATCTCCATTTACACAATATGATATTAGAAACGATAGTGCTTGGATTAATGCTGACCACTATGCTGGGTCTAAAAAATTGTATAATGGAGAAATAGGAACTTGGGGTAATGTCAGATTTGTTCTCGACACTATTCCTTGGAGAAGTACTGCTGGTACTATGGGAACATATGCTGCTGGTGGAGCTGTATTCCACACACCTGTATTTGGAGAAGAATGTTTTGCTGGTGTTACCATTAAAGGTAAACAGAGTGAAATGATTTTCAAAGATAAAACACAAACTGGTGACCCATTAGAAATGTATAGTACTGCTGGATGGAAAGCATTTGCTGCATTTAAAGTACTTAATAGTAATTGGGGAGTCCAAATTTTGTCAGGTGCGACAACTATAGCTTAAATAATATAAATTAAGTGGGGGACTTACCCCCACTTTCAAAAAATAGATAAAGGAGAAAACAATGTCTAAACATATTACTGGATACGATATAAGAGAACCTGATAGTTGCACATTTTCAATAGCTTCTGCTGGTGCAACTGTAGCAGTACAAATCCAATTACTAGATTATGCTGGAAATAACATGGTAACTAAATCTGCTGTTAGGTGTTATTACTCAAGTGATGCAGATGGCGATACAGTAGCAGCTATGGACAATGCAACTGTTGTTGCAACTAATGGTATTGTAATTGAAGATTTAACATTATATACTGCAACTCTAATTTCGGAAGACGATGGCACAGTTGGACTAACTGTAGATGACGCAGCTACTCTATATCTCAACATCATATTCCCTGATGGACACAGCCAAACTAGTGCTGCTGTAGAATGTAACGCTTAGATAATTAGGGAGGGGTAATTCCCTCCC